GAAGCTGCTGGTGTTGTGGAAGCTATCGCTCCCCAGGTGCAAGTCACCAGTGGCGATGTTTCTGTTATCTACCAAGGCGACGTGATCCTTGGTCGTCTGGCTATGGGTGCAGATTTCCTGAACCCTGCTGCCTGTGTTGAACTGTATGCCGGTGCTGCTGCACCTGCTGCTTTCGGTACTTCTTATCCTGCAAACGTTTCCTGATCGTTTGTACCCATTCAATGGGGGAGCTTCGGCTCCCCTTTTTTTTATCTATACGACAGACATGCCTTTCCCTACAAATGCTGCGTCCACCGAACTGGATGCTGTAAATCAAATACTCAGCAGTGTGGGACAGGCGCCTGTCACCACCCTGGACTTGAAAAACCCTGAAGTCTTCATCACTTTGAATACCATCCGGGAAGTCAGCAAGCAAGTTCAGCTTGAAGGCTGGACTTTTAACACAGAACGTAATTACCCGATGGTGCGTGACGCAACCACCAATGAGATTGCCTTACCTGCCAATCTTCTGGCGATCGACGCAAACTTGAACGAGCATCCAAGTGACTATGACCTTGTGATGCGTAACGGCAAGCTTTATGACCGCCTACATAAGACTTACGTTTTTACTGAGGATCCCAAAGTCGATGTGCTTTGGTACTTTGACTTCCAATTTTTACCACCCGCTGTGCAGTCTTACATTACTGCACGTGCTGCTCGCATGTGTGCAACCAAGATGGTTGGCGATCCTCAGCTGTATCAGTTACTCGAAAGTACTGAACAAATGGCACGAGCAACACTTACAGAGTACGAATGTAACCAGGGTGACTACACCATTTTCGGTACACCAGATGGTGCTGATTATCGCACTGGCTATCAACCTTATCGAGCACTATTTAGGCAATGAGCACTATTTCCCAATCGATTCCTAATTTACTGCTGGGCATCTCACAGCAGCCAGACAATAGGAAACGTCCTGGCCAAGTCAAAGATGCACAAAATGTCTTTCCAGACTTTGCTTTGGGAATGCTAAAGAGACCTGGCGGTAAGTTTGTCGCCAAACTTGACAATGCCCAAACTCGTGGTAAGTGGTTTCCTATTCTACGAGATGGTACAGAAAAATATATTGGACAATATGATACAACTGATCACCTATTCCGTATTTGGAATCTAAGCGATGGTATTAGGCGCGTTGTTGATATGGGAAGCAACTCTGGACAACCAGGTAGTTGCAGTATCCCAAACCTTGTTACAACTTTCGGTGATGTTGCAAACGCAAAGACTGCATTAACTGCTGCTGAAACTGCTTTACAAGTGGCAGCTTCTGATTTGTCTAAGAAAACCGCAGGTCAGCTACCTACACTTAATACAGTGTTTGCTACAGACTTTAGAAAGTATAGTAATCCGAGGTCTGAAGATTATAGTAAGCTACTAACAGAAGAAGTTAAGTCTGGTGTAGTTGAGATTGATGGAAACGCTAAGCAAGCAACAGCAACAGTAAGTGTCAGTAATGCAATTACTGCTGTTGGAATTAGTGATGGTGGTAGTGGCTACACTTCTGCTCCTACTGTCACGATTGCTGGTAGCGGTAGTAATGCCACAGCTACTGCGGTCTTAAGCGATAGGGGTGATCTCAGCTCTATCAACATCACCAATGCTGGTGCTGAATATATCGATGTTCCAACTGTCACTTTTGGTGGTGGGTTAGCTGGATATCAAGGTACTGCTGTTGTCAACTGGTTCACCAAACAAGTCACCAAGGTACTTGTAGAGGATGGTGATGTCATTGACATTACTGATGAAACTGAGCGTTATGAGATAGCAGGAAATATAGGCAGGCATGAAAGTCTGTATGGTGGTAGTGGTGGTGACTTTGAAAGTCAAGATCTAATTGGTGCTAACCACGGTTATAACACCGGTCGCCCAAATATGACCTTTAGTGATGGCAGCAAACTTATTACTGGTCCAATCGGTATTTATTTGAAACCTCGCGATCTCACTGGTAAAAGTAAGATTCGGATTATGGCTGTCACTGGTAACAGGGACCACATTGAAGGCATTGGTAATGCACCTGCAAATAGAGTCGCTCCTGCTAGTGGATTAGATACTCTTGATGATGTTAATGGCGGGATATACCAAATGGGTACTTTTAATGCAGGTGGTTATAATGACGTTGCCTCAGGTTTTAACTTATTAGGTATCCCAACACTTGATGTTTATATTGCCAAAGAAGGTGTTACATCGATTGATAACCAGGGTAATGTAAACCCTGTATGGAACGGTAGTCAACCTTCTGGTGGTCCACCTGACAGTCAATTTCTTGCTGCACTAACACGTTTTGTAGGTCAAACTGATTGGCGGCACATTGGTGAGATTATCCCAGCTAATCCTGCAACTAATACCGATAAACCATATTATCTGAGCGAGTACGAATTTAACATTCCAGCTGATCTACAGACGACTGGTTGTTATATCTGCATCGGTGCTAGTAGTCAAATCCCTTCTATTGGCAACCCTGATGCTTCGCGTAAATTTGCTGTCACAACACTCACCCTTGTAAACGCCACACCTACAACCACAAATATTGCAGACTCAACAGTTACGTTCAACGTAAACCCTAAATCTGCTAATGCTCAATCGTTGTTTCCCTTTTGGAATACTGTACATAGTAGTCACCCTTTCTACTTTGACAAAACACTGCTGTTCCGTAATGGAACTGTCACTCCAACGACACCAACTACAACAGCTGTTGCTGATGTAATCCTTGCAAAAAGTGTTAAAGATCTAACCCTTACAAATGCTGGCAGTGGTTATAACGTTGGACAAGCGACAACTATATCTTTATCTGGCGGTAATTTTACTCAAACTGCAACTCCAACAATCACTGTAACCCCAACCTTTACAGCTACTATTACTGAAGCCGGTAAAGGCTACAAGTCTGCTACAGCAACAATGACTGGTGGTGGCGGTAGTGGCGCTGAACCGACTGTACAAACACTGAACGGTCTTGTTACAGGAGTCACCTTTACTGGTGGGGATAGTAATTACCTTTCTAATCCAACAATTACACTTTCTACACCAAACACTGATAACGCTAGATATGCAGACACTATCTATAAAAAAGATGGTGTAATTCTTACTGGTGCCTTAACTCATGTTGATGTTAAAGTGATGGGCCAAGGTCTTGTGGCTGCTAGTGCAACCAATGTTGCAACAACAACTAATGGTACCGGAACTGGAGTAACAGTTGATTTAACAGTCACTAACAACCAAGTAACCGCTGTCTCATTGAATACAAACGGCACTGGTTATTACACTGAAGATGAGATCTATCCCACTGGATATCCTGGTGTTGTTATTCGTGCATATGGCATCGCTAAGGGTATTGAGAGGACCTCTAAACACCCGATTGTGTCTAGTGATGGGTACCGGATCTACGAACTTGATGAATACTCAGCACCGGCTAATACAGCTGCTGAGTTGGCTACATCTACAACTGCTTATAACAACGCAGTTACTACGAGAGACACAGCTAAAACAACTCTAACTAATGCTAACGTTGCTGCTGGTACAGCAGGTGCTGCCTGTGCTATCTCAACTATTGATCCTAACGCCTATCTTAAAGACGCGACTGTTGAGGATATTGAGTTCTTGACTCTTAACGACTATACGTTTGTTTTGAACAAGAAAAAGACCGTTGAGATGAAAGCTACTCCACTAAGCCATCCCAACGTTGATCCTCACCGTGCACAAGTTGTTATTCAGATTGCATCTAATGCGACAGTATACTCGGTACTTCTCACGCAAGGTGGTTCTACGTCAACCTTCTCTCATACATCGTCGTCTTCTGGAGCTAGTTCAGATAACATTGCATCAGCTCTTCAATCTCTTATTGATGCTGATGCTGCTTATTCTGCAACACAAGTGGGTGGTACTGTGTATATTACTAGCTCTTCTGCTTTCAGTGTAGAAGTTCGTGGTGGTATACAAGATTCATCTATTTATGCTGTAACTGATGCTATAAGTAATCAATCACTTCTACCACTTCAAAGTAAAGATGGATATGTAGTCAGGGTTGTTAACTCAGAAGATCTTGACATTGACGACATGTTTGTCAAGTTTACTACTGATGGTAGTCAAGCATTTGGCACTGGTAATTGGGAAGAAACTCTAGAGCCTGGTCTTAAGTATCAGTTTAATGAGTTGACTATGCCTCACCAATTAGTACGTCAGGCAGACGGCACTTTTGTTTATAGCTCTGTTAATTGGAATGATAGATTGGTTGGTAATGATGATACTAACCCTGAACCTAGTTTCATTGATCATACTATTAGTCACATTTTCTTTTACAGGAACCGTATGGGTTTCCTGTCTGGTCAAAACGTTATTCTAAGTAAAGCTGGTGACCTATTTAACTTCTGGAACACATCTGCACAAACTGCAGTAAATGATGATCCTATCGACATCTCTGCTGCTGGTAAGCGTCCTGCTTTCTTGAACTATGTAGAACCTACCTCTGTTGGTTTGGTTCTGTATGCTACTAATGAGCAATTCTTGCTTAGCACTGACTCTGACATTCTCGCACCTACATCTGCAAAGGTTAACTCACTTAGTGCTTATGAGTGTGATGCTAATGTTGAATCAGTCAGCCTTGGAACCTCTCAAGCCTTTATTAGTAAAACACCTCTATACACTAGACTATTTGAACTGACAGACGTTACTTCTGAACAGCCGCCATTGATGGCTGACATTACAAACGTTGTTCCTGAATTTATCCCTGAATCAGTTGACACAATGGTTTCATCACCTGCGTTGTCTGTTGTTTCTTTGGGTGCGACAGGTAGTACTACACTTTATCAATACCGTTTCCTTGCACGTTCACGTGAAGAACGGCTTGTAAACTGTTGGTACAAATGGGATCTTACTGGAAATCTGCTTACTCAATTCTTTGATAGCAGTACATTCTTTACGTGTGTGTCTAATGGCTCGGATGTGTATGTCCAATCCTATGACATGACACAATCTAGTGAAGAAGGTTTCCTGACTCTACCTACTGGTGAGAAAACGGATGTGTGTCTTGATCTCTTTGACACCAACCCTGCACACTCATACGATTCTGTTAACGATAAAACTATAATTAGACTACCGTATGCTGAAGTTTCCGACAAACAACTGAATGTTGTTGTACTTGGTGGCTTTATTGGTGACGAAAACGTACTATCATCTCAGTCCGTTGGTGCTGTGCTTTCACCTACTATTGAAACTGATGCAGATGGTTCATTTGTAGAAATTAACGGTGATTTCCAAGGTAGAGACTTGATCATCGGTTTCAACTACGACATGCAGATAACGCTACCTACTCTCTACAGTTACAGAGAGTCCAACGGACAGGTTGTTAATGATGATGTTTCTAGCCTCATTCTGCACCGTATCAAAGTCAAGACTGGTTTAAGTGGTCCTGTTGATTACAAGATCTCTATCACTGGTCTAGATGACTGGGATAACACCGTGAGTGTTACCCAACCTAATCAATACCAACTCAACAACGTAAACATGCAAGCAAGCTCTACTCACGTTGTTCCTGTTTTCCAACGCAACGAGAACCTTGCTATCCAGATTATTGGTAACACCCCGTTCCCCGTATCTCTGCTTGGTTTGGATTGGGAAGGCAAGCTGAACCAACGTTTTTATAGGAGGGGTTAAATGGCAATAAGTTTTGGAGCATTAGCACTAGCCGGTGTAGGAGGTGCACTGGATTTTTTTGGTAAAAAAAGTGCAGCAGATAGCCAATATCGTCAGCAAAAGCAAGCCATTCAACAGGCCAATGCTCAAGCTGTCATGGCTAGGAACGCACAAAACCTCCGCATCAGAGAACAGAACGCCTTTACCGCTCAGGCATACGATATTCAAAAAGGTATCTTTAAGCAGCAAGTAGCTTTAAACAATGAAGCTGCTGAACGTGCATGGCTTGGAGCATCACTCAACCGCGACCGGCAGCTCACGGCTCTTGCCTTCCAAAGGCAGGATCTAGCCGCTGAGCTGTTGGAAGCAGTTGGTGCTAACACCGCCTCTATTGAGGGTGACAACCGTTCTGCACAGCTCGCTGCTGCTAAGAGGACATATGGCCGCTTCGGTCGTATGGGTGCTCAAGCAGACATGCAAGTTGATGATATTAACGAAGGTGCACGCATGCAGGTTCGTGATATTGCTGGTCAACTTAAGCAGCAAAATCTACAAGCCTATTCACAAGTAGCAATTGCACCTTACATGCAGAAAGAGTTGGGTCCAGCAGCACAAATGTCTGGTCCTTCCCGACCTTCTGGATTGTCTAACGCCCTGATGATCGGTCAAGGTCTTCTTGGCGCGGCAAGTACATATAACTCACTAGCAGCACCACAAGACAAAATCTTCTCATACCAAGTTTAATGAGTGAACTCCAACGACGGAGTTTCTATCAGCCGCAATCAGTAAGCCAAGGCTTCAATCCATCCAAAGCCGCTGATATTACTCCGAGCCTACGGGCTAACCAGCAACGCATGTTGCAGGAAATGGACGCTTTTGCCAAAGCTGAGATGGACGATCTCAAGGTTCAGCAAGAGCAAGAAAAAATGAAACTCCTTGCGGAGACTAAAGAAGCAGAACAATTGATGGGTTTCTCATCCACTTTGTTTGATGCTGTTGTTGGTATCCGCAAGCAACAAATTAAAGACAAAGAAGCAGAGATTCGCACTCTCTATTTTGAAGATCAAGAGAAAATTGCTGAAGGAAAACTTCTAGCACGAACTGTTGATCAACAGATGACAGAGATTGCTGCTGGAAACCAGAACGCTGCGGATAAATCAGTAGAGGCCGGTTCTCCATATGAGATCACTGAACGTCTACGAAGTCTCAATGGTTGGGATCAATACTATTATCGTGTACTTGCTGCCAAGTCCGCTGGTGAAAACTATGCAGCTTGGATGGATGAACAGCGTAATACTCGTAGTGACACGATCACCGTTGGCGGTGTAAAAATCGCTATCAATGATCCTAAAGACTCTGTAGAAGATGCTGCTGTTAGGGCTTACCTGAAGAAGGAATACAACGCCTTACCAGAAGTAGCTGCTGTAGGTCTTCCTCTCCTTGCAGAGCACGCTTCAGATGCATGGCGTAAGCATGATGTTAAGTCTGCTGCAGCCTTCCAAAAGAACTACGCAATTGATAAGTCCATTGAGCACAGAGCGGAAGCATTCAACCTGTACTCAACAACTTTTAAATCCAACGATAAAGCATTTCCACAACTCTTCCAAACACTCCGCCAAACAGTCGATAAGGACGGTAAGCGTCTCGGCAATGCTGGTGCTTGGAAGGTGATCCGTAAGTATTTCAAGGATCAAGAAGACCGGGGTATTGACATTTTTGATGAACTAGAAGCTGCTAAGGCAACCCCTATACCGGGTGACAAAAAGGGTAGGACATACGGTGACCTGTATGCCAAAACCCAGTGGAACTCTCTTGAGGATGAGCTTGGTGATGAACGCCGTACAAACTTCAGGAACTCCCAGACAGACGCCAAACAGAAAATGCATGAATATCAGCAGACTGTTATTGACAAACTGAAGGCTCAAGAAGAACCAGTCACCACAGCTCAACTAGATGATGCCATCAAAGGTTTTGACGATCTAGCTGCAAGGCTGAATGTCTATGGTGAAAAGCCTTCTGCACTTGAGGACTTCCGTGGTAGCGCAACAGTTGAAGCTGTACAGCTGAAAGAAAAACAACAGCGTTATGAGTTCCTTCAGGAACGAGGGATGCTTGACCCAAGTGTCATCTTGCGTGAACCAATAGAGATTCAACAACGATTCCTCTCAGTTGCACAGCAACAAGCTAATGAGCGCAAAATTGTTAGCGGTCCAGGAGACAAAGCAATCAAGGGTTATATCGCCGGCAAAGCTGAAGTTAGCGTTATGCCTGACGGTTCCATGAAGGGCATTACCGCTTTGGTCGTCGCTGATGCGCAAGCAATTGTCAACAAGCGTGCACGTGAAATCTTTGCTATCAACCCAGATGCTGGTTTTCAAGCAGCTTGGGACAATGCTTTTGTTGAGTGGAAAGAAGGTTTCGATGCAAGTGTCCAGTCTGGTACCGGTAAATACGCCGTTATAGGTGGTGTATGGAAAGAGTTCCTGCCAAAAGTCCAGACTGTTTCTAATTCACTTCAACGAACTGACGAACGAATAGAAACCATTAGTGGGACTTTTGAAGCCATAGGCATTAGTTCTCTTTCGTCTCCTGGACTATTTGGAGATGAAAAGTTCTTTAAGCAACTAGAAGCCGGTTACGGCAAGCCTGGCTGGACCATGCCGCCAATTATCGCTTGGGGTGCACGGACATTGAATGTAAGCCCGTTCCAAATAATCAACGATCAACGTAAAGCGTTAGGAATGACAGAATTACCAGAATATAGAAATCTTATTTTTAATGATCAACATCCTCCTGAGTACCGTCGATTTATTAATGACTTGGTAGAGGGTAAGGCAACTGAAAATCAAGTGTTCCGCTATACGGAGACACCTGCTCCTGTTCGCCAAAGCCTTGCACAGGCTATTCCTGAAAACAGGATTGGCAGGATTACCCGAGCATTTGTTGGTCAGGAATCTAGTGGCGATCAATTCGCTGTTAATAACCGAACTGGAGCTGCTGGTCTGGGACAACTTCTTGATGAGAACATCGGTCCTTGGACTAAACAATATCTTGGACGTGAGATGAGTCGTTCAGAGTTTATGAACAACAAAGCTGCTCAAATCACTTTATTGAACCGCCGCTTTACTGAGCAATACGCTAAGCACAGCGCACCTGGACGTTCTGAAGAAGAAACTGTACGCAGGATGGCTGCTGAACATTACGGTGGATCAGAAGCTGTTAAACACTGGAATAACCCTGAATACCACAAAGAAGGTAGTAAATACAATCCCTACAATGAGCCAAATATGGCTAAGTACACCGCATCAGTCTGGGCTCGCTACTCAGGCCAGAAATAACTATGTATGACCCCTTAATGGAATACAAGGAGGGAGCTGCAGACGATGAGGTGCTTCAACAGATTGAAGATGATCGGCAGCAAGACTCCAAAGATATTCAACTCTTAAATCAACAAGCTGAAGCCCCACGAGAGGAATCAGCTCCTACTACTCCTCAGCCGGCTGCTCAACAAGCTCCGGCTCCTCAGCCTGCTCCTGCTCCCGAACCTCAAGCGGAACAGCAGGAGAAAGAAGTAAGTGAAAACTTTTTAGATAGAGCTACTGAAGCTCTGCAACCTGCTGTGGATGCGTTCCAAGCGGGACGTGAACTAGGCATGGCACCTGCTGCAGGCACTGTGGATTTCCTTATTGATACTGTCAATATGGTTCCCAATGTCAACATACCTAAAGCGACAAAATATCAAAACCAATACGCACAGGCATCTCGTGAGCTGTCTTCATTCATCATCCCAAACATTCTTCTCGCAAAGACTGGTATCGGTGCTGGTGTAGCAGCTAACAATGCTATGAAGCTGAAAGTTGGACAGAGTGCGCTTGTAAAGCTGCTAGGTACAGCTGGTGTTGAAGCTGGTACGGGTGTCGCTGTTGATTATATCAACGCTAACAGTCTTGATGGTGACAACGTACAAGGCACTCTTAAAAAGCTTTTCCCTGAAACCTTCAGCTGGATCAGCAATGATTGGGCAACTATCGATTCTGATAGCCCTGAGCTAAAGCGTGCAAAGAGTATCAATGAAGGTGTCGGCTTGGGAATGTTCACTGCATTCTTGGAAGCCGGTGGTCAACTCTTACGTGGTATCAAAGGTACTACAAAAGAGACTAGGTTTATTGCCGGCACAGATACTGAAGAATCATTCTTCAAAGATCTAGAGCTTGCTAGCTATAACACTCCTGAAGAAGCGTTTGCTGACGCTGTAGTTCGCCAAGAAGAAGCACTAGATGAGGTTGGTGCTTACATGCTTTCCAAGCGGACCAACCTTGATGAACCTATCCTTGGTGTTCACGATGCATTTGACCCTGCAGAGAGTGGCGTACGAACTGTAGACAACATGGGTGTCATTGGCGCCTCTGTTGATGCTGTCCGTACACAGAAGAATATTGATTCCCACTACGGTCGGCTTGGCAGTGTTGTCTCTGAAGCTGCACTCAAGTACGGCTTAGAGGCAGATCAACTTCCCAAACGTACGATTGTCAAAGCAGTTGTCGATTCAATTAAAAAAGGCGGCAAGTACAGCGCAGAACTAGCTAGCGGTAAAAAGGTTACCTTTGATCAGATTGATGAAGCTGGTAGCAACCTTGCTGACATCCTGGCTGATCCTCGCATGGAGACTGGAACTATCAGGGGTATCCTCGATGAGTTTAAAGATGAATACCAGAAACTGGATGGTAAATCTAAGAGCCTTTCAGACGTTGGTTATAACGCTGCAATGAAGACTATCAGTAAATATCTTAGTGACTTTGCTGGGATGAATACGCAAAAAGCTTCTGCTTACCTTGCAACATCCATGGCTGGTCAAGTCTCTGACATGGCTGAAGGTGCTCGATATATGGAGGACACTCCTGCTGTTGCTAGAGCACAAGAGATGATCCTTGATCGACTTGAGTACTTGTTTGTTGAAAAAGGCTTGGCTTCATACAACAAATCAACCTCTCTTAATTTTCTGAATACCTGGAAACGTTTTCGGGATAATCCGAAGCTTGTTAACCAAGCTGCAAACGAAACCATTGATGAAACCAATGCGGCCTACCAAAGGATCATTGCTAAAGCAAAGAACTCTGCTAACTCTTTGCGTGCAATGGCGAAGGAGCGTCCTCAGTATCTAGTCCCGTTGCAAATGGCGTGGGAGTTCTCTGATGGCAGCATCGATACACTCTCCAAGCTCAACAACTTTGTTGAACAAAGCTTGCCTGCTATTGGCAAAGCGTTCTTCAACGGACAGCCACAGATTCCCAACCAAATTGTGCAGGGTGCATGGAGCACTATCTATAACTCCATCTTGACCAGCATCTCTACACCTGCCAAAGCTTTCTTTGGTAACACTGTTTTGATGCTTGCTAAGCCGTTCAGCGTGCTGGGTGGTGCAGCAATGGTTGGTGATGTGAAAACACTTAAGCGTGGTTGGTATCAATACTCTGGTGTGCTGGAGTCAATGCAAAAAGGCTTCAAACATATGAGTGAAGTCTATGGACGAGCAGCTCGTGATCCTTCTAGTGTGAGTTACATCATGCGTGAGGACATCGCCGTCAAGAATGACGAAACTATGAACGTCTTGCATTCTTATGCACGGCAAGCTGATGCTGAGGGTAACAGTGGTCCACTGGTTCTGTACCACATGGCTGAAGCACTAAATGATCTAGGTAACGACCCTGTTCTTAGATTTGGTGCGAACGCTATGACCGCATTGGATGGCTTTGCTAGAGCCGTTATTGCCAATGGTCAAGCCCGTGCTAACGCCTATGACCGCTTTGTCTCTGGTGGTGTGTCTATGAATCCTAAGGCTGTTAAAGAAGCCCAGGAAGATATTTACAACAAGATGTTCGATAAGAACGGAATGATCACCAACGAAGCTGTTGATTACGCTTCTCGTGAGATTGCACTAAACCTTGATAATGATGGTGTTCGTGCGTTAAACAACTTTATTCAGCAATACCCAGCTGTCAAACCATTCCTGATGTTCCCACGTACATCAGCGAACATGATTGCTATGGCGAACAAGTTCTCTCCCATCAGCATCTTCATGGATGACGTTAATAAACTTGCTAATCCTTTTGCCAAACATACCCGTGAAGAGATCCAAGAGATCCTGACTTCAAAAGGTATTCCATACGACAACTATGCCATGCAGAACTTCCAAGCTCTCAAACGTGAGACGCTTGGTCGTAAAGCTATTGGCACACTGACTGTCACTGGTGCTGTTGGTTTGTTCCTTAACGACCGCCTACGTGGCAATGGTCACTTTGATAAGGAACGGCAACGTGTACGTGGCGAGCTTGAGTGGAAACCCCGTACCTACAAAGGCTGGGATGGCAACTGGTACACCTACGACGGTCTTGGACCGATCTCTGACTGGCTTGCTTTGACAGCAGATGTAATGGACAACTTCGACTCTGTTACTGAGAACGACGTTGAAACCATGCTCAACAAGATGGGTTTCATCCTTAGCGCGAACCTGACTAACAAGTCGATGCTTGCTGGTTTGGAGCCTATGAATGATGTGCTGTCTGGTAACCCTGCTGCACTTAACCGCTGGGCTGCTTCCTTCGCTAGTTCCTTTGTCCCCTTGTCTGGTGCACGTAATGAGCTAGGTCGCATCATTGCGCCCCAGCTGCGCGAGCTTGATATGGAGTTCACTCAACTTATCCGTAACAGGAATAAGTGGACTGATCTGATGGACCCTAAAGGTGCTCTGCCATTTAAGTATGACTGGATTGACGGTAAGCAAGTTGGCTATGCCGAGAACTTCTTTACCCGTGTCTGGAACGCCACCATGCCTATGAAAGTGCATGACGGTGTAAGTGATGAACGTCAGTTCCTTATGGACATTGAGTATGACTCTCGACCTTTGTTTAACAAAAACACCAAGGGTGTCGAATACACAGCTGAAGAACGTTCTGAGCTATTCAGCAAAATGGGCGAGCTTGGGACTCTTAAAAAAGAAATCAACCGCATCATGAATAGTCGTGAAGCGCAGGATTGGAAAAAGACACTACTTGACGAGCGCAAGCGATTTGGTAGTGCTGATCCCACACAATGGAAAAATCTATATAACCAACTTGATCGTGCTATCCGAGTTGCTAAACGGGAAGCTGAGATTAAACTCGGCAACCTTGAAGAGATCCAAACCCGCCAATGGGAGATGGGTGTGAATCAAATCGACCAGCGACAAGGCAAACCACAAAGATTTCCACTCAGAAATCGCTAATTAATTAAGCAATGGCTGTAACCCAATCTAAATACACAGCGGATGGAAACACAACTAAATACTCTATTACATTTGAATATCTCAAGGAAAGCGATGTAAAGGTTAGTCTTAATGGCTCCAATACAACTGCTTTTACGTTAGCCAATGCAACAACTGTTAATTTGAACGCTACCCCTGCTGCGGGGGTAGTTGTTCGTATTTACCGTGAAACAAATTTAAATGAGCTGAATTCTGAGTTTTTCCCTGGATCAGCTATTCGTGCATCTGATTTAAACGATAACTTTAACCAAGCACTTTTTACTAGCCAAGAAGTTAACGATCGTTACGTTGACACTAACAACCCTGTCTTTAGTGCAGATGTTAGCTTAAGCGGATTTAAGATTACTAATCTTGCTGACGGTGTAGCTGCAACAGATGCTGCTACTAAAAGCCAAGTAGATGCAACACAAAACGCTAATGATGCAGCATTGGCTGCTGCTGTAACTAATGCTCAAGCAGCTCAAACAGCGGCAGAAACTGCGAAAACCAGTGCAGAAACTGCAAAAACCAGTGCAGAGACTGCCTCAACCAGTTCAAGTGGTTTTGCAACAACTGCAGAAGGACATGCAGATGATGCTGAAGCTGCTGCAGCCCAAGCGTCTGCTTTTGCTGGTGCGGCTGCTAACTTTTCAGCTGATCCTGTGTTTATTGGCATTCGTCGAAATGTTGCTGGCGGTCGAACAGTACTGCGCGTAGACTATTCAGAAGCTGCTAATACCACCAATACTTACAACCCTCAAAACTACAATTACAGGGACACAAGTACTTGCATGCTAACCACTAATGGTATTTTACATACTACAGGTAATGTTGGTCAGCCGAAAATTGCTTTTGCAACTGCTACTGATGCAAGCCGCACATCTGGTCACGTTTACATTCAACTTCACAACTAATGGCATTTATTGATCTCGGAAAACTTAAATTTAACTGGCAGGGAACCTGGAATAACGGCACAGCCTATGAATCGGATGATGTCGTATTCCACGGGAGCCAGACCTTTGTAGCAACAGCAGATGTTGCTGCAGGACAAGCTGAACCACAAGCTAACACTTCCTGGAGCCTGATGGCTGCAGGTTTTAACTATCGTGGTACCTATGCAGGTGGTACTACTTACTATCTGCATGATGTAGTTACTTACGGCAGCGCCCTTTACATGCTTGAGGGTATCGCAGAAACTGGCAGTCAAACCGGTGTTGATCCTGGTTCTAATCCTGGTTCTGATAACTGGGAACAGCTGACTCCGGCACCTGCTGCGAACGTCATGCACGCCGTTGGTGACATGGTTATTCGCAACAATGCAAACGCTAACGCACGTCTTCCTATTACGGAATCAGTTGGTGTCGGTATTACTGCACAGGAATCTCCTAAAGAAACGTACTCTTCTCGTGCCTTTACTTACACACTGAATGGTACTAACGGTAACGTTATTAATACGCCTAACTCTATTGCATCAGTCACTTACAACATTGCTGTAAAGGCTCAACGTAGCAATAACTATGTTATTGACGGTTCTGACCGTGATGGTGATATTAACTGGGAATACGATGGTACTATTCGTGTAAATGTCAAAGATGTTATTAGGTTTGATACTTCTGCTATTCACCCGTCACACCCGCTTGCTATTCGTGTTTCCAATGGCGGTTCAAGTGTAAGCACTGGTACTTATAGCGGTGAAGGTACCGCTTTGGTTACTTGGAATACTGATGGTGTTACTCCTGGTACTTACTACTATCAGTGCACAGCTCACCCAGGAATGGTGGGCCAAATCATTGTTGAATCAACTGAAAACCGTCAAGGTTCTGCTGGCGCTAACGGCACCATGGAAGTTTGTCGTGGTAAGACCTACACCATCACTTTGGATGGTCTAACTAGCGGTTTGAACTACAACCTGTTTAATGCTGCTGCACCACAAGCTGGTGTTACTAATGCTATTACTTTGGGAGAAGGTAACAGTGCTCCTGCGGGTACTGCTTACAGTGGTAGTGCCGTTACACTTACTTTTACTCCCAACGAGACTACTCCTGACACTGTTTATCTGAGCAGTGCATCAAACACTAGCGATCAGGTAGCAATTACTGTTAACGATCTGGCTTATGTTCCTTCTTGGGGTACTGCTGCGGCTGATGACACATTAGTTCTTGATACTCCTGACGGCGACAATACTTTGACGCTGGCTACGCAGGATATGGTAGCCAATAACACTTACACCCTTCCTGCAGCATTCCCAACAGGCGCTAACCAGTATCTGACTTCTGACACTTCTGGTATTACCAGCTGGAATGAAGTTACTAGCAAACTGCTTAATGTCCACAGCACAACAATCCAAGATGCGACCAGTACTAGCAGCAGCACTTATAGTGCAATTCCTAACTGGACGTTTACTCTGACTCCAGAATCCCAAAGCAGTAAGTTCTTCTTGCAGTGGGACGTTAAAGTTGGTTCAAATAGCCACGGTGCGCCTCTGTTCAAAACCCAACGTAATATTAACAATGTTGGATGGACTGATATCAACATCAACACTTTAGGTGGTTACGGTACTAGCCCTGGTGTTACTGCTGGTTCATACGATGCGGGAGCTACAGATAGTACATATCATGGCTGGCAGTGGGTTAGTGATTTCTTGGATTCGCCAAATACAACTAACCAAGTCCAATATCGTGTGGTATGGGCTGAAGCACAAAACGGTTCATACACCAACTACCTCAACATGGCTGGTTATACAGCTAGTGGTACTGACCGCGGTATTTATATGGGTCGTATGACATCCACTTTTACAATTTTTGAATTTGCTGATTAATTATGGCAGAAATCCAACCTATGTATGAGCAGGGTATTACTGCTCTTTATCCTGATGTAGTTTATTGCAACCGAAACGAGGATGGTTGTAAAGGTTACGATGCGGATGGTAATGAAATCCCTCATGACGTTGCCAGGGTTACCGCAAAAGCTATAGAACTCTATAATGACTTTTGTTGGCAAGTTCTCCGAGAAAACCGTAATGCGCGCTTAGCTGACTCTGATTATGCAGCTTTGGGTGATGTAACTATGACTGATGATATGAAAACTTATCGTCAAGCATTACGTGATCTTCCTGCTAACACTGAAAACCCTCTTAACCCTACCTGGCCTACTAAGCCTTCCTAACTATTTAACTATCCACCATGACCTGCCAAATTATTGATAACCTTTTAACTGACAAACAACTGAAAGCCCTACAAAGTGAATTTGTTTGGAATCCGTGGGTTCCATGGAGCATGATGAAAAATGTTGCTAGTGGAGCAGAAACAGGCCTCGATACCACGTCTGGCGAGCCTTGGCATTGGTATGCAAACAATTGCGTCTATAAGGCAGGTCAAGTTCTGAATCCATTGTGGGAAGTAATTGAAGAGAATTTAGTTACTCCTATGATGGAGAGAGGGATTATAAACAAAATACAACGAGCTAAAGTAAACTTCTACCCTAGCTGGCCTGAGATTAAAGAACACGACCAGCACACTGACTATGCTGAGCCTCACGG